CATTCTGACGGATCAGGAACACAATTTTTCGCAGCAAAATATCCAGGTACTTTAGGTAATGGCATTCGTATTGAAATTTGCGATGCTAATAATACTGTATTTCAAGCTTGGACATATAAAAACCAATTCGATAGTCGTCCAGCTAGTTCAGATTATGCAAACTTGAATTCCACTGAAGATATATCAGAAGACGAGATTCACATAATTGTTTTAGATTCTACAGGTAAAATTACAGGTACAGCAAATACCATATTAGAAAAATTTGGTTTTGTTTCTAAAGCATCTGATGCTAAAAATAGTGACGGTTCTTCAAACTACTATAAAGATGTTATTAATAACAAATCAAAATATTTGTGGTGGTTAAAACATCCTACAGTAGGTAGTGATTGGGGTACAGCTGTAACCGCAAAAAACAATGCTCCTTATGTAATAGCTTCTAGTGTTATATCATATACTTTAGCTGGTGGAGTAGATGCTGCTCCAGTTACATCTAATGTACAAACATCTTTTGCTTTATTTAATAATTCGGATACTGTAGATATTTCTTTATTGATGGCTGGTCCATATACAGATAGTACTACTGTTAATGCACTAATTGATATTGTTGAAGATCGTAAAGATTGCATGTTGTTTGTATCGCCTCCTTCTACTATTGTTATTGATAATAGTGGTAATGAAGCTACAGCTTTATTCAATCATGCGTTAGATGCAAATCCTAGCACTTACGTTGTTTTTGATTCTGCTTGGAAATATCAATACGACAAATACAGCGTTGTTTATCGTTGGATACCTTTAAATGGTGATATTGCAGGTCTATGTGCAAGAACAGATGTGCAGAGAGATCCTTGGTTCTCACCAGCAGGTTTAAATAGAGGACAAATTAAGAATGTAGTTAAACTTTCTTGGAATCCTAAAAAATCTGAACGTGATGAAATCTATAAAGCAGGTATCAATCCAGTAGTTACATTCCCTGGTGAAGGTACAATTCTTTATGGTGACAAGACATTCCAAAATAGACCTTCAGCATTTGATCGTATCAACGTTCGCCGTCTATTCTTGGTCTTAGAGAAGACAATTGCTAAGGCATCACGTTCAACTCTATTTGAATTTAACGATGAATTTACAAGAGCGCAGTTTGTAAATCTTGTAGAACCGTTCTTGCGTGATATTCAAGGTCGCCGTGGTATCTACGACTACCGTGTTGTTTGCGATACAACAAATAATACACCAGAAGTTATAGATCAGAACCAATTTGTAGGTGACATTTATATTAAACCAGCTCGTTCGATTAATTTCATACAACTCAACTTTGTAGCAGTACGTACAGGTGTTGCGTTCAATGAAATAGTCGGAAAATTCTAATAAATAGAGAGATAGGAGAAAATACAAATGGCTTTTAATGTAAACGAATTCCGCTCTCAGATGCAAGGTGACGGTGCCCGCCCAAATTTATTTGAGGTGAGTATGCCGTTTCCTGCATTCGCATTGCCTGGAACAGCACAAACAAAATTAACATTTATGTGTAAGACTGCACAATTACCTGGTTCAACTGTTAACATGGTGCCTGTGCAATATTTTGGTCGTGAATTAAAATTTGCAGGTAACAGAACTTTTGCAGATTGGTCTATCACTGTTATTAACGATGAAGACTTTATCATACGTAATGCATTCGAACGTTGGATGAATGGTCTAAATAGCCATAGTCTAAACCTTCGTAATGCAGCTGCAGCATCACCTACAGGTTATACTGTTGATGGTGATGTTAAACAGTTTGCAAAGAGTGGTGAAACAATCAAAAGGTATAAATTTCTTGGATTGTTTCCAACAGATTTATCAGCGATTGATGTAGATTGGGGTTCCAACGATACGATTGAAGAATTCACAGTGAATCTTTCATATCAATGGTGGGAATCAGTTGAAGACGGTGTTGCTTAATAGAAGGGAGAGCTTTGCTCTTCCTTTTATCCTATAGGATTATTATATTGTGGCTATAAAACTTTTTGGTTTTACTTTAGGTAAAAAAGATATTGTTCAGGTTCAACAACCTGAGCAAGCTTCTTTTGCACTTCCCACCGAGGCTATTGATGACGGTGCGGTTACTATTACCTCTAATGCGTATTATGGTACGTATGTAGATTTAGAAGGTTCGGTTCGTAATGAACTCGAACTTATTACTCGTTATAGAGAAATGGCCAATCATCCAGAATGTGAGATGGCTATTGATGAGATTGTTAATGAAGCAATCACACATACAGAAGATGGTAAAGTTGTTGATATTATCGTAGATAAATTAAAACAACCAGATTCTATTAAGAAGAAAATCATCGATGAGTTTGAAACAATTCTTCGAATGGTTAATTTTAGTAACTTAGCTGATGATTTGTTTAAACGTTGGTATATTGATGGTAGAATTTACTATCATATCGTAGTTGACGAAACAAATCCAAAAGAAGGTATTAAAGAATTACGATACATTGACCCACGTAAGATTCGTAAAGTACGTGAGATTAAAAAAGACCGAGATCCAAAAACTGGTGCCAGTATAATCAAATCTATCGCAGAATACTATGTGTATAATGACAAAGGTACAAATACACAAACATATACCGCACAAGTTAATAATGGTTTAAGAATTGCTCCTGATGCAGTAATTAATGTTAATTCAGGTTTGATGGATGCAAAAAACACTTTTGTTATTTCGTATCTACACAAAGCAATTAAACCTTTAAATCAATTGCGAATGATTGAAGATGCAATTGTTATTTACAGACTATCGAGAGCACCAGAACGTAGAATCTTTTATATTGACGTAGGTAATTTACCAAAAGGTAAAGCTGAACAATATTTACGTGACGTTATGGTGAAGTATAGAAATAAAATGGTTTACGATGCATCGACTGGTGAACTGAGAGATGACCGTAAGCACATGTCAATGTTAGAAGATTTCTGGTTGCCTCGCCGTGAAGGTGGTAAAGGTACAGAGATTACAACTCTACCAGCTGGTCAAAATCTTGGCGAATTAGAAGATGTTAAGTATTTTAGATCCAAATTATTAAATTCATTGAATGTTCCTCTTTCACGATTAGAGCCACAACAATCTGGCGGTATGATTGGTATAGGTCGTTCTACTGAAGTTACTAGAGATGAAGTTAAGTTTACAAAGTTTATTCAAAGACTTCGTAATAAGTTTGCTCAGATATTCGACCATGCACTTAAAGTACAATTAGTATTAAAAGGTATCTGCACACAAGCTGAATGGGAAGAGTTTAGAGAAGCCATCTATTACGACTTTAAGAAAGATAATAACTTTGTTGAATTGCGTGATGCAGAATTATTGCGTGAACGTATTAACTTATTAACAATGACAGATCCGTTTATTGGTAAATATTATTCACAAGAATGGATTAAGAAACATGTTCTTCATATGTCTGATGAAGATATTAAGAACATGCAAAAACAAATGAATAAAGAAGAGCAACAAGGAATAGGACCAGTGTTAGGAGTTCCGGATCAAGAAGAACAAGTTGATCCTGATGCTTATCCTCCTGAAGATAACACACAAGAAGAAGGTGCATCTGAGAGTATGACACCTATGTTAGACTCTGAGGTAGAGAAGTATTCCTCTAGACTAAATAAAACAACCAAGTAGGAGATATCATGGAAAATAATATTATTGACTTAATTGCCCAAGGCAATGCATCTGGAGCAAAAGAAGCTATCAACCAAGTTTTATCTAATAAATCTTTTGAAGCTTTAGATTTTATTAAGAAAGATATAGCGCAATCGTTATATCGTTCTGAGGAACCCGAACAAGAAACCGAAGAAGAAACAGAAACACCAGAATGAAATATTTAAACGAATTTAAATCTATCGTTGAAGAAGAAAAGTCAGACTATTCTAAGTTTGATGCTTTAGTTCGTGCAGGTTTGGCAAACAAAGCACAGTTGAATAGAATACACCAAATCTTAGATAAAATGGGTCAAGATAAACCTAATTTTACACAAGCTGACCGTGCTATTATTCAAAACATTTTCACCAAGATGGTAGATTTACTTTCGAATAATAAGAGTATTAATATGCAGGCTCGTAGAGCTGTCAAAGAAGATTATGCCGGCATTAGTACCACAGATTTTAAACTATCACCTTCAGGTAGAAAAGTAAGAAAGAGTAGAATTAAATTGTATGATCCTGATGAAGTCAGAAAAGATCCTACACGTGCGATTACAGAAGAAGAAATTATAAACGAACTCACGGGGATGGGTGGTATGCCAGGTGGTATGTTCGATCAAGAACCACCTTTCGTATTAGTCTTGAGAAGAAAAGCAATACGTCTTTATCCAGACAATACGAAAGTTGCTTTATATTTTAATGATAAAATTAAAAAATATTTCTCGGTGCCTTTTGGTACAAATGTAAATGCTGTACTTAATCCAGAATCGTTCATTCAGAAAATGGAATATGCCATTGATTTGAATGAACAAATAGAACACCAGTTGAATGACGGTACTTCTATTCGTTTGGAATCTAATGTATGTGAACAAATATTAGAAGTATTTTATAGTTTAACTGAAGAAAATCAAAGACAGTTTATTCTTAATTTAACCGAATCACAAGATAGTTTTGACAAGATATATGAATTTTGTAGATCACATAATTAAGAATAAGTTAGTTGAAGCAAAACAATCTATATTTGATAGATTGAATGAGATCGCTTCAGATAAACTACAAGAATTAAAACAAGTAGTTGGCTCTAGTGTTTATGAAGAAGTAGAATTATTAGATGAAGCTCCAAGTAGAAACGTTACCAAAGTAGGTAGAGTTCAAAAGATTCGTAGAAGAATTCGCCGTGATTCGAAAGGAAAAATTGTTGTTCAACGTAATGTTCGTAGATCAGCAGTTAAAGGTTATAGAATATCAGGTAACTCAGTTAAACGTATATCTGCTACTCAAAGAATTCATAAGCAAAGAGCACTTAAAAGATACTGGAAAACAAAAGGTCGTGCTAAGTTGACAAGAACTTTACTGAAAAGAAAGATGTCAATGCGCCGCCGAAAATCAATGGGAATAAGATAACATGGCACACAACATTGTAAATGCAAGACGTTCAAAGTCTGTTATTACTGTAACAGGTAATACAGGTACACGTATTAATCTAGAAGCACTTTCAACTGAGCCAACAGCTAGTCCAGCTGGAGAAATAGTCACATCAGCAAGTATTACAACTGCGATTTCGTCAACTGATGGTATTTGGACTATTTATAGAGGTAATGATGCTACTGGAGTAATAGTATTGCAATTGGTTGGTAATAATTTCTTACCGTTAACACAAGGTGATATTGCAATCTCAAATACATCTACTGCAAACATTTACGTAACAAATTCAGGTACAGCAGGAACTCTGATACTTCAGGTGTCTAAAACAGCTGATTATCCTAGACCTTTAGAATTCTAAGGAATTAAAATGAAATTAATAAAAGAAGTTGTCGAGAATGTAAACTATCTCACTGAGACAACCGAATCAGGTAAGAAGAATCTTTATATTGAAGGTCGTTTTCTAGTAGGCGATGAACCTAATAGAAATAGACGTTACTATAAGATGGAAACACTTCGTAATGAAGTGTCTCGTTATATGAAAGAGTACGTTGAAACTAATAGAGCTTTAGGTGAACTTGGTCATCCAGATACACCTTCTATTAACCTTGAAAGAGTTTCACATAAGATTGTTTCCTTAAAAGAAGATGGTAACACATTTGTCGGTAAGGCATTAATCTTAGATACACCATACGGTCAAATCGTTAAAAACTTTATTGATTCGGGAGTTAACCTTGGCGTTTCTTCTCGTGGTATGGGTTCTTTGGTTCAAGCTAAAGAGGGATACAATATCGTTCAGGACGACTTTCGTTTAGCGACAGCCGCAGATATCGTTGCTGATCCATCAGCACCTGGTGCTTTTGTACAAGGTATTATGGAAAATAAAGAATGGTTATTTGTTGAGGGTCGTTATGTAGAATGCGACATCGACAATGCAAAGAAGCAAATAAAAGCTGCCTCTTCTAAACAAGTAGAAGAAGTTGCTCTTCATTTATTCGAGAATTTTTTAAGAAAACTGTAATTTTATAAATAAAGAAATAAAAAAAGGAGATTCCTAATGGCAACAAATAAACTTATGGAAGCAGCAGCTGATATTTTGTCTGGTAGCAAGTCAAAAGCATCCGCAATGCCTCCTCAAAAACTACCATCTACTGAAGTAGATGTTGGTGGTCCTACCCCTCAGAATTACAAACCAGACGATGATTCTGCTAAATTGGATACAAC